TAATAACTGTAAAGATAAATCGACCGATTGAAAACCATTCATTAGATTCTTCTGAGAATGATTTGAATGATTTTGATCATTGGAATTACATTATTGAAAATGATAGTACAGAACAAAGTCTCCTAAATAAGTTTGATGAATTAGTAATGTCCAATATTTAATGAATCTTTTGATAAATCCCACAACAATGCGGCAAGATGGCTATTCGCCTCCGCCACTGGGCGATCTATACATGGCTGGTATAGTGCCCGATACAGTAGTATTTGATGCTGCTCATAGAAATGAAGATCCAATAAAATTCATTCAGGAAAATAATCCCAAGATTGTTGGCGTAACAATGTATACTGCTGGTAGAAAAGAATCTCTGAACATTCTACGGGCAGCAAAAGAATGTGGTGCTATAACTGTAACTGGTGGTCCACATGTTGCGACAAATCTAAAACAACTTCAAGATAACTATAAGTTTATTGATCACTTTGTGGTAGGTGACGGAGAATATGCTTGGCATGATATTTGTGATGGAAAACAATTATCACAAGTTGTAAGACTACCCGTTAAAAATTTAGACGATCTACCTCTTCCAAAGTGGGACGCTGTTGATGTTTTGTCTTATCCAGCTAGAGGCTTTGGTATATACAGAGGAATAGATCGTGGTACTACTCCGAGAATATCAATTGTTCTCGGTCGTGGATGTCAAGGTAAATGCACATTCTGTTCTACTTGGTGGGTTAACGGAAAATATAGATCGCATGGTAGAGATTGGATGCATAAAAATCTGGATTTGTTATGGAATCTCGGAGCTAGACATTTAGTATTTCAAGATGATTGTCTAACATCAGATCGTCAAGCTGCACTTGAATTATGTGATATCTTAGATCAATATAATTTTGTCTGGTTCGGAACGACTAGAGTAGATACTATTGATTATGAATTAGCTCGACGCATGAAAGCATGTGGTTGCTATCAACTGGCATTTGGCATTGAAACTGGTTCTCAAGAGATGTTAAAGAGAATCAATAAAATGGTCGATCTAAATAAAGCAATTGAAGCAAGATTAATTTGCGCAAAAGTTGGTATTACATTTTCTGCTCTCATGATGTTTGGTCTTCCGGGTGAAACAAGAGAAACGCAAATCGAAACTCAAAAGTTTTTATCTATTCTTAGACCAGATGAGATGGGATCAGTTGGTGCAGTTTGGGTATTTCCCGGAACTCAGTTATACAGAGATTGTAAAGCTGCTGGATTAATTGATGATGATTTCTGGCTCGGAGATGAACCTTATTATATCTATAAAGGTGGATTGTAATGAAAATATCAATATTAGCGCATAGTTGTTTGCCGTTTCATGATGGAACATTAGCTTTTTCTCCGTTGGGAGGTACAGAAACTGGTGCTATTCATTTTGCTAGACAGTTAAAATATGCGGGACATGACGTATTAGTTTTTACTAATATTAATAATCAAATCGGCAATTATCATCCCATTCGAGATATATCACAGTATGCAGTAGATTCTGATATTATTATTTCAGTTCGAGACTATAAAGCATGTTCTGTATTTCCAAATGTTAAATTGAGAATGTTTTGGACGGGCGACTCTTATGATCAACCGTTTAATGTTGGAATGGGAGATAAAAGAGCAGCAAGAAATATAGACTTGTTTCTTGCTGTGAGTGAATGGCACAAACAAACATTATGCGAAGCATCTGGATTTCCATTAGAAAAATCCTGGGTCATTAGAAATGGAATCAATCTATCTCTGTTTCAAGACAACACAATTCAGAAAAACAGAAAGAGATTAATTTATTCTTCTATGCCATATAGAGGATTCGTATTTACTCCAGAATTATACAGTAGACTGTTGCAAATACATCCAGATATTGAATTTCACGCATTCACTGGATTTGGAGTAGTTAATAATCTTAAGAATGATCAGCAAATACAAGAGTTAGAATATGCTCTTGAGAAACTTCGTCCAATGCCCGGATTTCATTATCATGGCAACGTCAAACAAGATCAATTAGCTAAAGAATTTTTGAAGTCTGGCATTCTATTTTATCCCAACACATTTGAAGAAACCAGTTGTATTACTGCTATTGAAGCTATGGCTGCTGGTTGTGTGCCGATAACAAGTTCATTTGGTGCATTGCCGGAAACAATTAATGGTACTGGATATTTGATTCCGGGCGCGGTTAATTCGCCCAATTATCAGTATATGTTTGTTGAAAAATGTTCAGAACTAATTAAAGATGAAAATTTGTTCAATCAAATGTCTGAATCAGCAAAAAGACATGCATCAACATATGATTGGAAATTAGTAACTCAGAATTTTTTAAATGAAGTAAAAACCAGATTTAATGTCTATTAGTCTTTGCATGATCGTTAGAAACGAAAGTTTCTATATCGAAAATTGCTTGAATCACCATAAACAGTTAGTTGATGAAATTATTGTCGTTGATACAGGATCAACAGATAATACAAAAGAATTATGCACAGCTTTGGGAGCGAAAGTATACGACTTCGAGTGGTGTGACGATTTTTCGAAAGCACGGAACGAATCATTAAAACATGCAACGAGGGATTGGATTCTTGTTCTCGATGCAGATGAATTGATTTCAGCTAGGGGCATGAGTCAGATTTTGGCATTAACAAATCAGAATGACAGAAAAACTTGTTATCTATTAACTCAGAGACATTATTGTAATCGCATAAACTCAGAGACACTTCCTGTGATGAATGAGTATCCAGAATACGAAAGGGGAATGAAGTATTTCTATGAGTCTTCTATAGTTAGATTATTTCCCAGAGAAAATGATTTATTTTTCTCCTACTGTGTTCATGAAATGATTGAGACTCAAGCAGTGAATGCTAGATATAGAATTGTGCCGAGTGATATCTTAATTCATCACTACGGACAAATTTCGAGTACACATAAAGACAAGACAAAATACTATATTGAGCTTGGATTAAAAAAAGCTAAAGAGAATCCCGAAGATTCAAAAACTTTTTATGAACTTGGATTACAATTTAACAGCATTGGTGAACATGCAAAAGCAGCTGAATATTTCGCCGAAGCTTATCAATTAAACAACATAAGTGAGATTGCATGTGAGGAAGGCTCGGCATATTTAAATGATAAGAAGTTTAATTCAGCTGAACAGTCTTATGTGAAAGCAATTAAATTGAATAGATATAATCCATTTGCTTATGTTGGATTATCTCATGTTTACTTGCAAACTGATCAATTAGAAAAAGCATTAATTGCAATTGAGTCTGCCATATCATTATCACCAAAAAACTTGTATAATTTAAAATTATATGCTACAATTTTGGAAAAAAATAAGCGGGCGCTAGAATCTGTGCATATATATAAGAAACTAATTAAATTAGATCCTAAAAATACAATTCAATATAGAAACGAAGCTACACAAATTATTGAAAGATATAGACTTTTTTACGGGGAATTAGATTATGTCGATTAGTCTCTGCATGATTGTTCGAAACGATAAACAGGGCGCTCTTAAAGCAATTAAAAATGTTGACAAATTTGTCGATGAAAAAATTATAGTTGATACTGGATCAACAGATGGTACTCAAGAAGCTTTGACAAAAGCTGGATGCAAAGTTTATGACTTTGAATGGTGTGATGATTTTTCTAAGCCAAGAAATTTAGCTCTTGAAAAAGCATCGTGTGACTGGATTTTAGTGATAGATTCAGATGAAAAATATGATTTAAAATCATTAGCAGAAATTAAAAGACTCTCGGGCGGATCCAAAAATACAGGCTACATATTTACACAAAGACACTATGTTTTGAATCAATATCTTACAAACTATAACAAGTGTGATGGTAGCTATCCACTGGAAGAAATAGGATATCCTGGCTATTATTTTTCATGCGTTTGTCGATTATTTCCGAGACATAAAGACATTTATTTTACAGGTCGAATTCATGAGTTAGTTGAACCACAAATGGAAAAGCTTGGATTTAAAATACTAGAAGCAAGTCCAGTAATTCATCATTATGGTAATGTTGAACACATTCGAAAGAGACTTAAAAAAGCTGAAACTTATATAAGATTATTGAAAAAGAAGTCGGAAGAGATGCCGGATTGGAAAGTTTTCTATGACATAGGACTTGAATATTTAACAGCTGACATAAACAATCCAGAAGAAGCTGAAAAATATTTCACTAAATCTATTGAAGTTCAAGAAACTGAAGCTGCATATTCCAATCGAGGACTTCTTTATGTTAAAATAAATCGATTTGATTTAGCTAAACAGGATTTTTTAAATGCTCAGAGAGTTTTTCCAGAAAGCAGTGTAGCTAAAACGTGGCTTGCAGAATTGGCCAAGAATGGTGTAAAATGATCAATATTCAAAGTGTTATAAAATTCTCAAGTGACATTGAGATATTGGTTGGAACTAAAAAGATTAGTTATCTCGAAGCTATAATGCAATATATCGAAGAACAGAAATTGGATATTGAGGTTGTTCCTAAACTTCTCAGTCCAGCACTTAAACAGAAATTAGAAAGAGAAGCTACAAACTTAAATCTCTTACACAAAGAAAGTAAACTTAACAATTTAATATGAATATTGGATTTGAATGCTATAAGAAATATATAGCACTTAAACTTCATTTTTCCAATGACACATATAATTATCTTCAATACAATAAACAAACTAAGCTCAAGTCTGGCAGATTTGAAATTAGATCTGACAGATATTTCTTCACAGCTTTAGCTAAAAGGTATGGTATTGATCAGAGACTTGAAGATTTTTTTGTCGCTAACATTCTATGGAAATATGGAGAATTCTGGATAGAAGAATCTCTAAATCCAGAATGTGAGGAGATATATTTAGATTATGTTAAAGTGAAAAACGCATTTAATAGATTTTTTGCTGAAGATTTACAAATACTTAAGGAGCACTGCACTAAGAAAAAGATTTCTAACTATATGTTCGTAACAGAGAATAAATATCCAGAATTATTAATTTTGTTACAGCAGAATATAATAAGAATACAGACAGTTTTTGCACTCAATAGATTGCGAAATTTTCTTCCGTACTGGAAGAAAAAAATACAAGATACGATAATTTATCCAGAAATTCATAGAAAGATCTTGAAATATGGATCATTTTGTGATAATCTTGATAGATCATCATTAATAAAAATACACAATAAAATATTATGTGAAAGTGAATAATTTAAAATACAAGGAAATATATAAAACATATGTCATTACAAGATAGAAAGAAAAACAGTAAAAACAGTCTCGCCCAACTTCAGAAAGAGGTTGAGAAACTGAGCAAACCGTATGCAAAATCTGGAGATGATAGATTCTGGGCTCCCACAAAAGATAAATCTGGAAACGGATTTGCTATCATTCGATTTCTAGATTCCCCCGAAGGAGAAGCTTGTCCGTGGGTTAGAATATTCGAACACGGATTTAGGGGTCCGGGTGGATGGTATATCGAGAAGTCTTTGACTACTCTCAATCAGAAAGATCCTTGCGCTGAACTGAATTCTAAGCTTTGGAATTCGGGCATCGATGCTGATAAAGAAATTGCGAGAAAACAGAAGAGGCAGCTTAGATACATCTCTAATATTCTTGTTATTAAAGATGCTGCATGTCCTGAAAATGAAGGTAAAGTTTTTCTTTTTAAATACGGAAGAAAAATCTTCGATAAAATCAATGAAGTACTGTATCCAGAACAAATTGATGGTGATGATGAAGTGAAGCCAATTAATCCATTTGATTTCTGGGAAGGTGCTAATTTTAGACTGAAGATTAAGACAGTAGATGGGTACTCAAATTATAATAGCAGCAAGTTTGATCCTCCATCTGCACTGTTCGATGGCGATGATGAAAAGATCGAGAAGGTTTACAAGTCTGAATATAAACTAAATCAGTTTATTGAATCGGCTTCATTCAAAACGTATGATGAACTGAAAGCCAGACTTGATCGCGTTTTAGGATTGACTGAATCTGAAAAGACCGAAGCTGCATCAGAAGAAAAGGAAGTCGAGCAAAGTCCGTTGAAAAATGCAACAACGGAGAAAGAAGAAGACGATGAATATGATGACAATATAGATGACGAGGACTTAGATGCACTCGCCGCATTAGTAGAAGACTAAATAATAACAATCAGAGATTCAGTATTGGTCCTGGGGAGTTCAAAGAAGTTTTTTGAACTCCTTTTTTTCTATCTAAGAATTCCTACGGGATTATACATTCCCATTGACCAAGCATTTAAAAGACTTGCTGTTTGTTGATTTCCTTGTCCATAATTCATAACTGTCAATTTGGGACTGTTATTATTGGAACTTGAAATGTTATTCACACTAGTTCCAGCTGAAGTCTTGGGTTTTGAATCTTTAAGTTGTGCTACAGTATTTTGACTAGCTTCTAGATCACTTGCAGTCTGACTTATCTTTCTTTCTAGTGAAAGAACCTGTTCAGCATACCTTTGTCCGCGAGATGTTTTCAGAAAGTTTCCACCCCGCATTGCACCTGTACCTTGATTATAAGCAGCTAGTGCAGATTCAATATCCCCATTCCACTCCATTAATTTTTTCTTGAGATATCTTGCTCCCCCCATAATGCTGAGTTTCGGATCATATCTGTCTTCTAGCGATAATCCACTCTCCCTCGCTGCATCTGGATGCAGTTGAGTTAGTCCGACTGCTTTTCCACCATCTCCTACCGCATTGGCTTTTCCTCCAGATTCCTGTAGAATTAGAGCCTTTAGAATTGATTTGTCAATTCCTGTTTCTTTAGAAGCTTCTTCAATGTGAGATTCGTATTGAGCGAGATTTCTTGTATTAACATTTCTAGACGCAGACGAATCTTTTATTGGATTTGGTTTTGTTTCCGTCTTATAAGCGGCTATTGCATTCAGCACATCTTTATATTTGGAAGCAAATTCTTTTTGTTCAGCTTCAGTCTTTGCCGCTTTGCGTTCTTTGTCAATCTGGGCAAGAACTGCTTTTGTGTCACCAACTTTACCATATCCTTCCAGAATACTATTTCCCGGATCTGATTTCATTAGTTCCAGTAAGTGTTCCATTCCGCCTTGCTCATATGCAAGCTGGGCGCCCATTGCTTTATTAGCCCACGATTTAACTTGTGGAATTTTATTAACGACGGGAAAATTGCTTAAGACTTTACCTAACGTACCGTGTAATTTTGGATTAGTTAGAATCTTTGCATTTTGTTTTGAGATGCCAAATTGATTTGAATATTGATCAGCAAGTTTATCGTCTTCTTTCCATCTTGAAAAGAAATTCCATGTGTCTTTACATATTTTTGCAGCTGCAAGAGCAGTGCCAGCAGCGGTTGCAACTGTAGCTACTATCGGTAATACAGTCGTTACAAGCACAGTAATAAGTCCCGCTAGAAATCCACCAATTATACCATTACCCGAAAACAGAGATTTAATTCCATCAACGAATCCTTTTTTCTGTTTTTCTGAAGAGTCCTTTTTCTGAAATAAAGCATCCTTTCTAAGAAGTGATTCAAAAACTTCTTCGTTCTTTTTTGTTTCTTTGATTCGTTTTGCTCTTTTCTTGTCATCCTCAGACTTCTTCATTGATTCGTTGGCTTTCGCACTAATATCTTCAGCATCAAGAATTTTTTCTAGTGTCTGTCTTGCTCCAGACATATCAGTGCGAATCGAATTCAAATGAGAATTTGTCTTCTCTAAAAGATTTGAATCTGTAGTTTTACTATCAGTTATTTTTTCTTGAGAGTATTCTTTCTTGGTACTCTTTTTCGCCTTTGTATTTGATGAACTTTTACTCTGAACTTTTGATAAATCCTCATCAAATACTTCTTTAAGTGCTGCATCTCTGGACAATTTCTCTTGTTTGGCAGATTCTCTACTTTCTCTTATATTACTAAGAACACTAGATGCACCGCGATAAGCAGACTTAAACATTTTTTTAGTTTGATCAATTCCAAACATTACAATAGGATTAAATCCTGTACCAAACTTCAGCGTGTTTTCTACAGTAGCACCAAGTAAATATGCAACACCACCAACGGATTTAATAGCAGAGGTTTTTACAGTTTTACCAATTTTTTGAACTAACTCTTTTCTCTTAAAAATTTTCTCTAATGACTGTAAAGAATTAATTGTGAGATTGTATATATTAGAAATTGCTTCTTTGACTTGAACTATTGATTTCTGTTTTTCTGCTTGACTCTTTATTGCTAATACTCTTGATATTAGCATTGGAAAACTTTTTGAGTCGATGCTTCTATTTGCTTCCGCAATAATGTCAATTGCGAATTGACTATAATTAGAAACGAGATCAAAATAATTTGGATCTAAAGAAGATAATATCTTACTTAGTTTAGAAGAGAATTCTTTTGTAATACTAACTTTTTGTACTTCGATGTTTGTGGTATTCATATCTTATCTGAAAATTTCTTCTAATTCACTTACAATTTGATTGAGATATTTTCTATCGATCACCTTAATATCTCGTTTATTTTCGTTTATCTGTTCTTCCCAGTCATAGTAAGAAACAGTTTTACCGCCAACTCCCATATCAGCCTGTAAAACAATTTGCTCTTTTGCGTTTTCATAATGATGAATTGTACTTTGCAGTCTAGCTATTGTTTCATAATCTTGTTCCGAATTCTGCTGATATTTTTTATACAAGTAGTTTAAAAAATCTCGATAAGACAGTGGCCAATCAAATTGTGGATCAACTATATTATTTGCGTATAGAATAATCCAAGTATATCTTGTATGACCATAATATTTGTCTGCAATTATTTCAGGCTTATCTTGATCAGAAACTCTATAGTTAAAATATGCTAATTCGTTGGATAGAATCTTCTCTCTTATTCTGGCACGAACGAGAATATTAGTTACTGTACTATTATCGTATGCAAAAGTCGGAAAGTATCGAAAATATTCCATTATTAATATCCCTCGGAAATTCTCTCTTGTGTCATCAATTCGATCTCTTTGAATTCCATTGTAAGTTTTATTGCTACTGGTGCAGCTGTCGATTCGAAGAATGCTGGAACACCAGTGCCGCCGTAGTCTACTTCTAATTTGTCAAGAACACATGTTGATATTTTGAACAGATAATCCTGTTTAGGACTAAAAAGTCCGATAACAAAGTTGTCTGGATAAATAAAATACTTAGCTATTCCTATGCCCTCGGGCACACTTGGATGCATGTGAAATTTGAATTGTTTGATAATCTGATTAATATTGTCAGATTCTTGCTTGTTTTTCGGTACTAAATCAAATACAAATGAAAAGCTTCTGTAATTAACTCCTTTGAAGATATTCGCCATGTGGGGATTAACAATCTTTCCCGCTAATTGTTCAACCTTCGCGACTGTATTCTCCATTCCTGGTATTAACTTATCAATACTCTGAGCAACGCCAACTGCTATATCTGTTGCTCCGATGTTACCATGTCTGATTGCATTGAGCCAAGTAGCAAGAGTATCAATTTTCATTTCGACATTTTCATATCCAACTGAATATGAACTGACAACCGATGTGGGCATATTTAATGCGATAGATCCGAGAAGCTTTCGATTCTTAGCTACTGAACTGATTATATTAAATATAACGTAAGGTTCTTCCCCGCGCTCAACTGATCCCAAATCACTAGGAAAAGTCCATGTGGGATTAGCGAATTTGTTCCCAGACATCGCTTGCTGTACAGGATTTGGTGTGACTTGACCCGGTCCGTAGACATCAATAACTGTACTCTGTCCAGATAAATTATCAGTCATTCTTGTAATCTTTCTTACTAGTTGAATAAATAGACTTATATAGATTTATTTATGCAATATTATCAAGGCTATTTTCAACCAAAGAATCCATGTAAATATGTCGGCGACATTAAGAACATAATTGCTCGATCTGGATGGGAGTATCATATT